ATTCCATAGTTCTGCGCCAGTAGATCACTGGCGTAGGCTCTGCCTCTTTGTTAAGTGGAGTTGTAGATATAAACATAATTGCTCACTACGCCAATCTCGTTATGACGCAACTGCTGCGCATGCTAGTTGGCTACGCAGAGGCTACTGCACTAACGGACGGATCTTGCAGAGATAAACACGTTTGCGCCGCCGTACTTGCTAGTAAATTTTATGCAAGCGGCAGTTGCTGTGTTTAAATCATTGAATACAAGCTGTTCTTTTACTTTATTTTCTAGCAGTACAGTTACCACGAAAACGCTATTGACGGCCTTGGGCGTCAGCGCAATGCGCTCTTTGAGAGCTTTGACGACAAGATTGCCCTGTGTGGCTCTTTCAGCCGCAAGCAGAACCTCGTCGCCAGCCCTCTGCTCAGCAGCTGCCAAGCCTTTATTTCGAAGGGGTCTTGAGTACATTAGATTCCTGTTACTTTAGGGTATTTAGTTTGGTTATTTATATTAGTTGATCTCCAGGGAGATGCTCTAGGCAGATCATTGTTCTGCACGTTCCTGTAATCAAGCGTACGCGTAGCCCCGCATTTGCATATTTGTCTAACGATATCACTACCAGGCTTGCTCTGCGTTGAGCTTTTACTGCAAACGTGCATTTCTATAATATACTTACGTTGTCGCATAAATATTTTTATGTACGAGCTACCAAACGTGCGCGTGTGCGCGGCGACGTTGGCGGTGCTGCCGGTGATGTCGTTGCTGCCGGTGGTGCCGCCGATAACGTACTTCGTAGACCGGGTGCCAGACTGGGTACGTTTCAACGACCACTACGGGTGGTGATTCTGGTTCTGGCGTAGGAGCACGGCGAACTTCTGGGCAGTCCGCTGTGGTGTAGACGTGAACCCAGGCGTTAACGTGCCACTCCCACCGATCGCAGACGGCACTTGCGTTGTTAGGAAGCAGCCACAGGGCTGCTGCGATGGCGGCTACGTTAAGTTTTGTCATGTACTAGGCGCTAGATTGAGTTCCACGTCGGGAGCGTACTCTGCAAGACGCGCACGCATTAAGTTAACCGCTTCTAGGTTGCAGTCTACCAGCAAAAACTGCCTGCCGTTCTTGGCCGCAGCTTCACCTGTAGTGCCGCTGCCTGCAAAGAAGTCCATGACCAGATCGTTTGCGTTAGTATGCACCTTAATAATGCGATCTAAAACACCAAGCGGCTTCTGTGTGGCGTAACCAGTTTTCTCTTTGCCATTTGTTGCCACAATCGTGTGCCACCAAACATCTGTCGGCGTCTTTCCAATGGCGGCCTTCTCTGGGCCTACCAGACCAGGCGACATATACGGAATTCTGTCCATAGCGTCAAAATTAAATGTGTAATTTTTTGGATCTTTGGCGTACCAGAGGATGCTGTCGTGTTTTGCAGGCCACTTGGTCTTGCTCCTAGCGCCGTAGTCATACGCCCATATAATTTCGTTCTGAAAGCACTCTCTTCCAAATATCCTGTCAAGCAGTATCTTACAGTAGTGAACTTCTCTGTAGTCAATGTGGAAGAATAGCGATCCGTTTGGCTTCAGCACGCGATACGCCTCTTTTAGACGCGGCTCTAGGAAGCCGAGGTAGTCTTCGAAGGAGTCCGCGTAGCTTGTGCTGCCAACCACTTCGGTGGCGTACTGCTTGCCTTGGAAGCCGACGCGATCCCCGCCTTCGTCCACTTGCACGGTCTTCAGACTCACGCGCTTTTGCACTTTGCCGGTGTTAAACGGCGGATCTATGTAAATTAAATCTATTAGAGAACTTTGCGTCTTTTGAAGTTCTGCTAGATTGTCATTAAAAATTATCTTGCTCATAGTTGCTCCTATATTTTTTTAAACGCCCAAAACTACAAAAGGTGGCCTAACTGCCATGTTGTGCGCGCTTGCAGCTTCTAGTGCTTTTAATATTCTGTTTTTTGGAGATAGCTTGCTATTTCTTGTGCTGTGCATACTGCCCAGCGCGTAAGCCGCCCCGCTTCCTATGGCGTGGTAGCGACAGCTAGGCTGCCCAACTTGAAAATCTGATTCTATGCAGTAAAGATTTTTATTAAACCCGAGAAGGCAGTGTCCGCCTTCTTCTTGGTTATCGGATACCTTTGAAAAGCCCTCGGACTTAAGACGTTCGCGTAGAGCGGGTATAACGTCTTTTACGAGGTACTGCATATCACTACAAGGCTCAGATTTTAAAGGAAACTCAAAAGAATACCGCAGAATTTGCCCAAATCTGAATGATTGACAAAAGCCCAATATAGTGTTTCCGCTTTTAAAAACTTTTTCATCAGCTCTAATAACCAAGTTATAATCAGAAGTGCCGCAGCTATCTCCACCTATTATTACTTTTCCTTTGTATGCTAAACCGACGATACAGGTCATACTTTTTATTTACCCTTATATAAGGTTTTAAAAGAATTCTGCCAAATAAGCGTTAACGTCGTCTGCGTCAGCAGGGTAACTGCGTGCTTTGAAAAATTGCTCCAGCGGCCTTACTACAGGAGCCAGCGAGCTACCGGGTCGGTGGTTTGTGTGTCCTAGAAAGATATCTAGCTCGCGTTTCGAGGCTAATCTGCTCTTTGGATTCCATCTCGGATTTGAAGTTACGAGCAAGGCTTCAGCCATACCACTCGTAACTCTAACAATCAGTGCGGCGTGCTGTCCCTGGTTGTCTGCGTGCCAGCAGAAGATCCCGGCCTTATATAAGGCGTCACCAAACACTTCTGGCTTATCGTCCTCGATGATTTTTGGCTTTTTCATAGTCACCTGTGCATTCCATTGTGCAGAGTCTTGTGGTTCTCTGGAATTTTTAGCTTTTTTCAAAGTTTTGGGATACGCTACATAATATCTATTTGAACACGCAGCTTTTACTATAAAAAGTCCCTTTGAACAGAGGTTTTATGACGAACTTGTGGTATTTCGTAGTTTTCTTTCTAGTTAGCTTTTTATTTGTACTAGCACTAAACAGCTCTAATCCAAATATCTCGCGTAGCATCCAAAGCAGCATTATGAGCAACCCGCTCGTCGGCTACGCCTGCGTAACCCTTGTTGCAGCCATAGATTTTTCAAAAGGTGCCTATGAAAGTGCTTTTTTGTACCTGATCGGCGGCGGCGGTTTGCTTTTTATTGTGGATTACTTTAAAAGTAACTCTAATAATAGTACCGAGTAAGGATCTGGATACGCAAGCCTGAAAGCTCGTACAAAACCTACGCATTTGTGTTGAAGTTGAGTTGCACTCCTTGAGGGAACTGCATAAGTAGATAGATGAAGGGCAGCACGCCTGGCGGTCACGGCCTTGTCCCCCCTTGGCGAGATTGCTGGTGATGCTGCCCTTTACTTTTAGTTATGCACTTAAAAGTAAGTAAAATTTCTCAATTAACTTACAAAGCAGACTGGCAAATTTGCCTTATTTGTGAATTTATGCTTAAAGAGAAAGAATCTGGTTGGTCCTGCGTTTTGTGCGGGGCTGACGTTGCCCGCGTAGAGCATTCTCGCAGAAAGCTGTTTACAATAACAACGAGCAGAGAGTCCTTCGGTGTTCCTACACTAGTTGCGTCCGCACTGAAGCTTGGTGGTCTAGACATAGCCTTAGAGCTATTTAAGGATTACGCCTGATGGTAAAATGCACAAAGTGTTTCGGAATAGGCTACATTTTTAGGTCACACAGTAAGACCGCCGCCAGCCAGTATGAGTTACAGCTAGCTGTTGCTGAATGTAGATATGAAAAATTAAAAGATTGCGAACTTTGTAATGGAGAAGGGCACCTATCTGGTAACAGACTTGCTGCTTATAGACTGGCTGGAGCGGACGCCGCACTTATGATACCAGCGCACGAATAATTTAGGTAACTGTGCCAGATTCAGAGCAAATAATTGACGATCAGCTACTAGCACAAGCACAGCGCGCGAGGCAGGCGCGCATAGCTTTAGCCCGTAGAGATCCAAACACATTCATAGAGCTAGTCATGCGTGACGAAGCCTCTGGGCGCTCAGTGGAGCAAGCCTCCTGCCACCTAGCTTGGCAAAACGCCATTGATGTTAACCAGCGCGTGCTTTTGTTTGCTCACATTGAAAGTGGCAAAACAAATAACGTGGCAATAGGTAGAGCTTTATACGAAATTGGCAAAAATCCTAATGTGCGCATAGCTATCGTATCCAACACATACCATCAGGCAGAAAAGCTTGTTCGAACGGTAGGCGGTTACGTTGAATCTGGGACAATGGCGCAGTTGGTGTTTCCCAACTTAAAGCCGTCTTTACCTTGGACTAGCTCGCACATTACTGTTGAGCGCCCCTCTCCGGCGAAGGATCCGACAGTACAAGCTTGTGGCGTGCACGGAAACATTCTCGGTGCGCGCATAGATTTTCTAATTCTGGACGATATCCTTGATTACGAAAATACTTTAACTGCGCGCCAGCGGCAGGATATGTGGGACTGGTATCACTCCACGCTGGCTGGACGTTTAACAGAGAATGCCCGCGTAGTCGCCATCGGCACCGCGTGGCACCCAGACGACATCTACCACAGGTTTGAGCGGCAACCTGGCTGGCATACGATGCGCTTCCCCGTCTTAGACGAGGTTACGAATGAGCCTACTTGGCCAGAACGCTGGTCAAAAAAGCGCATTGCTGCGAAGCGCACAGAACTTGGTCCACTGGAGTTCTCTCGGCAGCTACTCTGCAAAGCACGCGACGACGCAGAGAGCCGATTTAAAGAGACTTGGATTAAATCCTGCCTCGATAATGGTAACGGTCTAAGTACCGTCCAAAGTTGGGAAGAGATCATGGTCCAACAAGGTATTACTTGGGCCTCAAATCTAGAAACAGAAGAACGCAGAGAAGTTATAGAGGGTGCTGCGAGGCTGCTCTCTGATACGCCTGAAATTAGTCAAGAATTATATGGTGCTTGCTACACAGGGGTAGACTTAGCGGTTCAGTCCAAAGAATCATCAGATGAATCTGTTATTTTTACAATTTATGTAGGTCCAAATAAAAAACGTCAAGTAGTACAGATTAGGTCTGGTAAGTGGACCGGCCCTGAAATCGTTGACCGAATTATCAGCACGCACGAAAGATTTAATTCTATAGTTGTCGTCGAAAATAACGCAAGTCAGGATTTTATACTACAATTCGTTAGGGAGCGCGGTTGCGCCGTTCCTCTAGTTCCTTTCACAACCGGCAGGAACAAAGCACATCCTGCGTTTGGTATTGAATCTATTGCAGCCGAATTTGCAGCGGGGCTATGGTCAATTCCGAGTACAGACGGTAAACCTAACGATCCAGAAGTTGCCAAGTGGATAGAAGAAATGCTCTACTACGATCCTAAAGGCCACACTGGTGATAGACTCATGGCAAGCTGGTTCGCACGAGAGCTTGCCAGACGCGCTGCCAAGCAGATCACCAAGGTAAGCACACGGGTAATTGGATGAGCGCCGAAGCCAGAGACACAATCGTAAAGCTACAGCTGCTCGGCGGTACTATAGAGCCGCCGTCTGCGCAGCCGGAGCAGCAAGATAAAAACCTTGCCGCCCTTTTTGCTACGAATAAGGTTTTGAACTGGACCTTTGACCCTTCGTCTTTAATAAAGATTTGGGAAAACAGTAGCGCGTTAAATCAAAATATTGAAACGTACATAGCAAACATTGAATCTTCGGGGCACCGCCTAGCACCAGTTTTTGATTTTGAGTCGGATGCTGTTTATGAACAAGTTCGCGAAGCTTTATGGGTACATGATAGCGGCGGTAAGTTACCGCAGAATAGCTTGGACGATCTTCCTGATCCGCCTTCGGATGCTGAAGTAGATGTTGTCTTAGAAAAATTAAAGCGGCGCTCTAAGTACGAGCGCCTATGCTTTGAGTCTTTTTTACACAATGTTAATCCAAACGGATCTTTTATGTCTTTGCGCAGGCAAAAGCGCAAAGACCTGGAGATTTTGGGTAACGCTTTTTTTGAAACGCTACGAGATTCAAATGCGCAGCTTTCTCGCTTTCTGCACGTACCTGCTGAAACAATTCGTTTAACTGCGCTAGATTTAAATCCAACTGCTGTAGAAACAAAAGTCGCTCCAACTCCTTTAAAATACGAAACTATTACGCAGTACAAATTTTTTAGGCGTTTTGTGCAAGTAGTCAACAACAGGACTACTTGGTTTAAAGAATTTGGTGATCCTAGAGTTGTCTCAAGAACCACTGGTAAAATATTCTTGGACGAAAAGTCATTTGAGGCTTGGACAAAACAAAACCAGCCTGGAGATCAGCCTGCGAATGAGATGATCCATTTTAAGATCGACCGTCCAGGCGATGCTTACGGCACGCCGCGTTGGATGGGTAATCTTCTCGCAGTTCTCGGTAGCCGCGCCGCAGACGAAGTCAATTATAATTACTTTGACAATAAAACTGTGCCTCCAATGGCAATCGTTGTTAGCGGCGGACGCTTAGGCCAAGACGATATCGGACGAATAGAGAATTTTATCCGCGACAATGTTCGCGGCAGAAGTAACTTTCATAAGATTTTGTTGTTAGAGGCAAACGCTGATAAGGACTCGCAGATGGTAGGTACAGCAGTACCTCCACGCGTGGAGTTCAAGCCTTTAACTTCAGCGCAACACGGAGATGCGCTATTTCAGAATTATGACGAGAGAAACATGGATAAAGTTTCATCGTCATTTAGAATGCCACGCCTTATGCGTGGTGACGTACGAGACTTTAACAGGGCGACGGCTTTAGCAGCTATTCGCTTTGCTGAAGATCAGGTATTTGAGCCAGAGCGCAGAGAGTTTGATGATTTACTTAACAGAAGGCTTCTTCCAGAACTAGGCATCTTGCTTTGGCGTTTAGAGTCTTTGCCAACACGCTCTCGCGACCCGGAGCTAATGAGCCGCATTGTTGGTGAGCAGTCTCGCGCAGGTAACTTGAAGCCAAACGAGGCGCGCGACTTACTTGCACCTTCTCTGGCCACAGACTTTGTGAGAATTGACGATAAGTGGGGCGACCAACCGCTACAGCTGACTATGGCAGAGGTCAGCGCAGAGGCAAAATCGCAAGCTGCGCAGGAAAAGCCTGCAAAAGATAACGCAACAGATTCTAACGCAGGCGCTAATACTGTAGGCTCAACGCCGAGTAAGCCCGCGCCTGAAAAGCCTAGTGAGTAGGAGATACCAATGAGTATTGCGTACATACGTCTATACGGACCAGACGGATCGGCCAAGGTCCGCAGTGCTCGTACGGCATCAGATGCCGGAACCTGGACGCCGGACGCTGAGAGCGTTCCTAAAAACTTTATGTTGGATGCCCGCGAGTGGGACAGCATAAAAATTACGCCCGTTTTTCTGAACGGCGGAGGAGCTATTGCTGCGGGCACTAACGTAACTGTTATTCCGCTAATTCTTGTTCCAGACTCGCGGGCAGCTACAGGAAGGCTATGGAAGGCGCTCGCATCTACCGGCGTTATCGTAGACGGCAGTTTGGTAGAGATTGCTGTTCAAGCGCATATTTGTGCGTTTCTACTCAGCGCCGTCACTCTTGGTGCGGCTACCTCGGTGGATCTCAAAGTTACCGGAGGTATCATGCGGCACCTCGGCGGCGGACGCTAAATACGGAGTTTTTGTGTCAAGTTCTCGCGCTAAAGTTTTAACAGAGTTATTTAATCCAGGTCAGCTACAGCTTGCCACAAAACGCTTTGTGCAAATTGTGGCAAAGTCTTTTTCAGACGACCGTAATAAATTAATTGTGCTTGCTTCAGATATGCGCGCTCCTACACAAAGCGAAATAAAGTATCGAACTGAGATTTTATATAAGTGGCTAATTACGATGCGCGGCGATTTGGGGTACTCGTTAGAGAGAACGCTTGATATGCTTCCGCAGGCGCTGCGCTGCGAGCTAGACGGCACGCATTGGACGCCTCCGCCAGCAGAGCGCACATCGTGGGGAGCCACTTCTAAGGAGCCGGGTAATGTCTGAGACAGAAAAGCTTGCAAGTGAAGCTATTGCCGCAGCCCTTGCAGCTTTGTCGCAGGCCCCTATTGTTAAAGAAGCAGATGAAGAAGGGCACGTACACTCGTTAGCCGACGGGAGCATCACAGGCGAAGCTTACGACGTCGCGCAGCACGTACACGCTGTAACTGGCGGCTTGTTTACTTCGCCACCTTATGTTGCACCAGAAGGGCACTATCACTTAGCCCCTGACGGCACAAGCACCGGCCCAGAAATGCCGGAGCCAATGGAAGACTCGCCTGGTGAGCCAGATGAGCCAGTGCTTCCGAGTGAACTCGAAAAGGTTGTCTCCGAATTACCTTTCGGCAAGCTTCCTGTGCTTCGCTCAGACGACGCAGCGTTTATTATAGAACGCTTGCGCAAAGGTAACACTGCCGGTATTATCTCTAAACGCCGCAGCGTAGCTAGGCTTGGCGATCCACAAGCTTTGGTATCTAACGCTGACGGTATCCAAAAAATATACGCCATTGTTGCGCAAGGCGGTCCTGTAACTGTTTCGAAGATGGCCGCACTAGATAGCGTCCTTTTCGAAGGTCTTGGAGAGAACACGCGCGCCAGTAGCGTCAATCAGGAAAACGTATTTTATATATCGCTGCGTCCTTTGGCGCTATTTGATCCTCCGCTGTTTGTTAAGAGCAGTGTTACTAAGGAATTAGACTTTAGTAGTGACCTTGTATCCGATCAGCCTTCTGTTGCTACTGATTTTGATTTTACTCCTGTAGAGATGCAGGAGTCTCGCGTAGTGCAGACGTTGATCTTTGATAAGGCGTCATTTTCTGCTGAAGACGCCGTGCGCTGGGCGCGCAATCACGATTTTAGAGCTGATAAGGTGGACACTGCTGAAAATAGCGTTCGTTTACGCCAGAAAGATCCAGGTCGTTTTAAGGAAGGCACTCTTAGAACTATCGACATTACAGATGGGATCAAGGCAGTCGTCGGCGTGATGAAGGCGGATCAATCAGTCGAGATGATTGACAATGATCCGGCCCACGAGGCCACTGCTTTAGCTTCGCATGAAGTACGCGTTGTAAAGTTTGCTACAGAAAAATCTTCTTCTGGGGAAGAGCGCATCGTGTTCGGTGTTGTTCTAGTGCCCGAAGAAACGGATTCACATGGCGACATCTACGACGCCGAAACAGTGCGCCACGCAGCACACAGCTTTATGGAGAACGGCGGCGTACGTAAGATCATGCACAAGGGGGAACCCGTTACGGACGCCTCGGTGCTAGAAACTTACCTGACGAGATCGACTGAAGTACACATGGCCAACGGCACGGAGCAGTCATTTCCGGTAGGTACTTGGATGATGGCCATGCGTATAAACTCCGACGAACTCTGGGAAAAAGTGCTTAAGGGGGAATTTACGGGGTTTTCGATGGGCGGTACAGCACTTCGGCGTCCGCTTGACCCGCAAGCTGCCATATAGTGCTCAAATTGTGCTCACTTTGCCAGCCTTGCATTTTTTCTTCTATTCAAAAACTCCTGTATAATCAATACTTTAACCTGTAAAAAGGGGCGAGTATAAGGTTACGGTACAGGAAGATTTTGACGATTGTTGCAAGAGAACACTAGCCGAGAGGCTCAGCTTCCGTTAGATTGTTCGCGTGTCGATAGAGAACGCACTGCGACTTGCGATGGAAGCTCTTGGCGGGAAGTCAGGCGCAAAATTTCGCCTCCACGAGATTGACGTGGAAGAGGTTTCTCTTGTAGATAGACCTGCGAACAGGCACAGATTTCTTGTCATTAAGCAGGAGAAAGAAAGCGCCATGAAGATTAAATTGAGCGAGGCCGTAAAGAAGAGCTTGCTGGAAACTCTTGCTCCGCCGCTGGCTGAGTTCGCCGCTTTGGTTTCTGCGGTTAAAGACGCAGAGGGCACTGACGAAGTGATCGTGCCGAATGAAGTTCACAGCAATTTGCTGAGTGTTGTTAAGTCTCTGGTGGGCAATGCGGAGATGTACCCGTCAGACATCACGGCAGATTTAGTCACACTCGCTAAGGTCAGTAACCTTGGCTCTGAAGCCGCTGATAAGCTGAAGCTTATTGGCGCGATGATCATGCACATTGCCGAGGCTGGTTCACCGGACGACGTTCTTGCTATCGCGAGCCAAGCACTTGCTACCGCCGCCGATAAGGCTGCTGCTCCTGATATCAAGGAGTTGCTTAGCGCCTTTGGTGCGTCTGCTTTGGTTCTTTCAAAGTCTGACGGAACGCTCAGCGAGGAAGAGGTTGCCTCCACCGCTTCACTTGTTAGCAAGCTTCTGGTGTTTGCACAGAAGTCCGTTTCTGTGGAGCCGGTCGCTGAGCCGGTTGCTGAGCCGGTTGCTGAGCCGGTCGCTGAGCCGGTCGCTGAGCCGGTCGCTGCTGCGGCTGAGCCGGTCGCTGCTGCGGCTGAGCCGGAACCCACCACAAAGGGTGGCGCTAAGATGTCCGCTGACAATCTTGCAATGTTGCAGCGCGGCATTGCGCAGTTGCAGCAACTTGTTGACGTCGTCAGCGGTGCGCAGCGCGAACCGGCAGTCAAAGCTGTTGTGTCCGCTCCCGTGCCTGCGCCTGCGCCTGCGCCCGTGGACAACACCGCTACAGACATTACGAAGACGCTTGCAGCTTTGCTTGAGCGTGTGGAGAAGCTCGCTAAGCGACCTCTGCCGCCTTCCAGCGTACCCGAGCCGACTCCGGCTGCGCCTGCGGCTGAGCCTGCGGCGCGTACACGAAATACTCGTCGCGGCGGACCTTGGGTTTGGTCGTGAGTGTAACCATCTGAGATTCTAGGTATTCGTTGCGGAGATAATGAGGAGAGCCATGCAAGAAAATCGTGATCTAATTCAGAAGGCGGACTTCCTCCTTGCGCAGCTTGCGCCTGGTGGTCTGCTTAACCCCGCCCAGGCAGACCGTTTCGTCCGCCTGGCGATCGACGCATCTGTGCTCCTCTCGGAGATGCAGCGCGTCAACATGAAGGCACCGAAGGAGCTTCGCGAGAAGATCCGTTACGGTAGCCGCGCTCTGCGAAAGGGCACGGAGGCCACGGCTCTGCCGGAAGCTCTCCGCTCGCGCCCCGACACGGAGAAGGTCGAGCTTGACGCGCAGCTTGTGAAGGCTGAAACCCGCGTTTCGTTCGAAGCCCTCGAAGACAGCATCGAGCAGGGCACCTTTGAGACAACCGTTCAGCAGACGATGGCCGAGCGTATCTCACTTGACCTTGAAGACCTGGCCGTCAACGGCGATACCAACAGCGCCGATACGCTGCTGAAGACGCTCGATGGCTTCCGCAAGCAGGCCGTGACCAACTTGGTCGTTGCCGGTGGCGCTACTCTTGACCGCACTATCCTCAAGGATACGTTCAAGACCATGCCCAGCGAGTTCCGCCGAGATAAGCGCGCACTGCGTTTCATCACTGCTGACGAAGCTGCGATTGATTACCAGGAAACCCTTGGTGATCGTCAGACCACGATGGGAGACAGCCACGTTTCGGGCATGTCCATCGCACCGTGGCAGGGTATTCCGGTGGTTGAGGTTCCCGTGTTCCCGACCAATCTTGGCGGCGGCGTGGACGAAACCGAGATGCTGCTGACCGACCCGCGCAACATGCTCTTCGGCGTTTGGCGCAACATCCGTATTGATACGGATCGCGACGTTATCTCAGGCGTCTACATCATTGTTGTCTCGGCGCGCGTTGAGTTCCTTTTCGCGCACGAGCCTGCGGTTGTTAAGACCACTGGTATCAAGGCCGTCTGAGCCTGCTAGAATAAAAGGAGAAATCACATGGCAATCATTGTAAACAGTGTGTCTTCCACCAACGCGATGCCCTCGGCACCGCAGCGGCTCACCGTGATCAACGTGGACATGGACGCCAGCTACCCAACGGGCGGAGAGAGCATCGTTGCCTCCCTTCCAGACGGAGCTACGGTCAAGTGGTCCGAGACAGTCGGAGCCTACAACGGCACCACCAAGCGTTGGTTTCGCGTCAGCGCGTCTGGCAAGATCCAGGCGTTTGCCGACACGAACGGCGTTGTCGGCGCGGAAGCATCGGCGGCGGCTGACCTGAGCCTGTACGTTGGTGTTTCAATCGCGGTCATCACCGAGTAATAGATTCCGGCGCTTATCAAAAAATAAGCGCCGGAACTAACAAAGGAGTCTAGTAATGGCGACAGTAAAGGTAGCCCACTTCAAGGGTGGTCAAAATCTCCAAAAGGGGCACGGAAGCTCTGGAGATGATCTCGCTTCTCTGATCCGCTCTGTTGTGGACGACCTTACCGCTATTCGTACTGCGGTTAATGACGGCCTAGACATTGTGACGGCAGACCCTACGGCTGTTTCGGCTGGCGCTCTTGGTGCGTTCACCGATCCGCCCACTGCTGGCGAAATGGCTAATACGCGAACGCTCGTAAATGAGCTACGCACCACCACAATCGAAAATCGTACGCTGGCGATTGCCGTGAAGGTGGCACTCAACGGTGTTGTTGCCGGTAGCGTCACCAGTCCAGACCCGACAGCGATTGCCGGTGCGGCACTGGCGGCGTTTACCGACCCTCCTGCTGCTGCTGAGACAGCGTTGCTGCGTACGCTGGTCAACCAGATTCGCACTACCGCCATCGAGACACGCACGCTTACGATTGAACTGAAGTCTGATGCTAACGCAGCAGTCTCCGGTACAGTGCCCGCGCTTGCGACACTAAAGGGCTAACGCCTTTACCGTTCGATACAGAAGAGGCACTGCCGTAATCACTCGGCAGTGCTTTTTTGTTTAACTTGATGGCGATGTTGTAGTAAGGTGCTTAGACTCTAGGGGAAGGTGCAAACATGACTAATGAAGCCTACGTTCGTGTGACTCCGTATAACAAGCGTGCTGGTGCTCTAGCTAGTCGCGTGACCGTTGGCGGTCGCGTGTTTGAAGCGGGGCAGTGGTACACGCTACCTATCGTGTGGTGTGATAAAATTAAACATTTGCAGCAAGAAAGCGGCGCTCCTTATTTTCAAATAATGGAAGCAGACGCTTTCAATGATACGGCGCGTAAAGAAATGATGGCGGCTATGCAGGCTGCTGGACTTTCTGGCTTAGCGGCACAAGGCGCTCTGCCAAACATGCCCGCTACGGCAAAGCACAAGGATGGTCCGCGTCCAAGCGCATTTGCTGGTATGGACAAGGCTGTTTCTGAAGTGCCTCTTAGCAGTAAGCAAGAATCAGTCGCTGCGCTTGCAGAGCCACCGGCTGCTGCACCGGCTGCTGCACCGGCTGCTGCTAAAGCGCCTCGTAGCAATAAGAAAGCTGCTCGCGCTGAGATTGCAGAATCACCGGCTGTCGCTGCGCCTGTCGTAGTCGCACCGGCTGTCACAGACTCCGACGACACTGACGATAACTTTGATGACTTGGATGATTTGGATGATGACGGGGACGAGGCCGACGCTATCTGAGCATCTTTGGCGGAATGCACTTGTGCGCGTTAGTTTAAGCAACTAACGCGTACTTTGTGTTTAAGGAACAAATGTCTACTCTTATCGAAGCTAACGCAAAAATTGCTAATTCTGTTAATCGTTGGGACTCTCTATGGGCAGAAGAGGGCCAAGACACATGGCGACAGCACGCACTAGTTAATGTTTACGAAAGAATTGTGGCCCTAGTGCCAAAGGGAGCTACCGCGCACGACTTCGGCGGCGGCGTAGGTGTTCTGGCGCGGCGTTTGCGGGATAACCGCAAAGCAAACGTGACGGTTTATGATCACTCTCCAGAAGCGGTCAGGCAGGCACGCGAGGCCGGGTTGGAGGCGCTGCACATAGACCTGGAGGCACCGACATACCCGTTGCTCGACGGTAGCTACTTGGTGGCGACAGAGTGCGCCGAGCATTTGAGCGACCGGGCGCGCAAGTGGCTATTGGATAAAGCCCTCACCGCAAAAGGGGCGCTGATCTCAATTCCTAACGATCGTCTTGGGCCGGATGAGGAACCGCAGCACACGATCCGCTGGACCGCCAAACAGTTTCTAGACGAACTGCGGAAGCTGTGGGGAGCAGACTGCCGGGTTGAGGTACTTGGAGGATATCTGCTCGGTGTTTGCGGCGATTTGGCCCATAAGAACTTTCGGCTCAGCATGTGCCTGCCTGTGCGTGATGAAGCAGCAGACCTAGAGCGCGTGCTTGCAAGTTTTCGCGGTGCGGCAGATGAGATTGTGGTTGGAGTGGATCCGCGTACTGCGGATAACACGCGTGAAGTTGCGGCTAAATATGCAGACATCGTTTTTGATCTTGAATCTCCAAGAGGTCCGCCTGGTGAAGAAGTTGAAAAGCCTAACGGTGTCCATTTTTCTTGGCTAAGAAATCAGTGCATGGATAAATGCACTGGTGACTGGATATTTATGACGGAAGGACATGAGTCCTTAGCGTTTGGCTTGGACGCACTTCTGACTTTAGATGCGCTTGTTCCAAAGGCCGCTGACGTCGCTATGGTTGCTCGGACTAGTGGCGGTCAGCAGTGGGCGTTTCCTTGGTTGAGCAGAAATAAATCTAGCATACGTTATAAACGGGCCACGCATAATCAACTATCGTTTCCAGATAAAACCTTTGTTGTTAAACTGCCACAAATTAAAACAGATCACTTTAGAGATCACAACAGGGCAGTTTCCCGCGCAGAACAGCGCGGTTCGCAAAACAAACTGTGGCTCATGGACGACTGGCTGGAGAGGCAGAGTGAGCAAAGTCTCTTCTATTTGTCACAGGAATGGATGGGCGTGGATCCGCGCCGCGCGCAGGAGCGCATGGAGCAGTTTCTAGAAATTAGTAATAACGGACCAAATAAGTATCAAGTTAGACTGGTTCTAGCAAAAATGCTTATGTCCAAAGACGACACTGCCGCTGCCAGGGAACTATTAGTGAAATGCTGCGCCGACGATTGGAGTAGAACTGAGCACTACCTCTGGCTCGGAGATATTGCGGTAGCTAATAGTAGCTACGAAGAGGCTTACCAATTCTATCGGCTGGCGGCAACGCGGATAGGCAGCCCACCTTTTACTGCATGGTGGATTGATTTAAGCAGTTACAGCTACCTTCCTCCACAAAGACTTGCTATGGTGGCAGCAGCGTTGAATCGTACTGAAGAGGCTATTGTTTGGGCAGAAAAAGCGATAGAGTTTCTGCCGGACGACGTAGCAGCAGAAGTCCGCGATGAGGCATTAGAGAATTTACGGCTGCTTAAGGAGGCCGGTGATGATGGACAATATGGAACAGCAAGTTCGTGATGAATTGAAGCACGTTGGCGGAATCCTTACGATCGAAGTAATCCGTGATGGTGCCCACGGTCCTAAAGTGATCCAGCGCCGCGAGGTGCCGAATTTGGTCGTTAACCAGGGTAAAAAGCAGCTTTTGCGGCTCAGCTCTGGAAATCAGACGAAATTCTTTGATCAGTTCCGAATTGGAACTTCGGCTGCTGCCGCAAACAGCGCACATACTAACGTGCTCAGTCCGGTGGCCAACACACGGAAGACCGTTACTACGAAGACGCTCTTGTCTGGTACGCGGACGCATGAGTGGATGTATTCGTACGCCAGCGGCGGCGGTTCGATCTCAGCAAGCGGTATTGCCGAGGTTGTCATGCTCAATCAGAACACCACTGGCGGTACACCGTCGTGTTTGATGCGCGCTCTTATTTCACCTACAGTTAATAAAACTACGGCTGACAAGCTGAAAATTACGTACCGACTTCGCGTGACCTGAGTTATGTTATCTTGACGTTATCCTCTGTTGTGCCAAATCTTCTATAGCGTGACCTGATGTCTAACGATCGCGTTCAAGTTAGCGACGGAGTGCTATCTGCCGTTTCACGCGGAGATCATGTACCCGCACTACGGCCTTGCCTCGCGTGCGGAAAAGAAACGCTGGAGCACCACCCGATCGTGGAAGAGTCCACAAATGTCGTGCTGGCGCATCGTCGTATCTGCTCATGGGACGGTTGTAGGAAGATCGAAACAACGAAGATTTAATTCATGGCCGATACCAAGATCAGTGCGTTAGCAGCAGCAACAGCCGCCGCCGCTGCCAACGAGCTTCCGATCAACGAGGCCGGAGCAAACAAGAAGCTTTCTCTCACGCAAGTCGCAGCGTTGCTGGCAAACACGGCCTTCATTCATGGGGCTGACGTTGCTAGTGCAGGAACGCTGAACCTGGATACTGCGACAGGGAACTTGGTTGACGTCA